GGCGGGTTGATTTCAGTCTTCATGCGACTACGTCCTTGAGCTTTTGCCACATCCGCGCGAAGAACGGAGGCTCCGTGGCAGGTTCAGGTTTAACCTCTTCGCTAATAACCTCTTTCGGGGTGCCCCCAAGCCATTTAGGTACGTAGAACCCGGGGCAGCCTTTTGCGCTATACTGGTTATGTCCCGTTACTTTGACGATATTGTGACGCGTTTTCAAGTCTTTTATCAGTTGGCGCAGCGCCTTGTCTTGTAGCGTCGTGAAGTGATCCTCGAACTGGTCACTCGCAGAAGCACCATGTCCGCCGATGAGGCAGACACCGATGGTGCCGGTATTGTGGTTTTTCACATGCGCACCGACCTGCTCGACCGGGCGTCCAGTAGCCACCGTGCCGTTACGATCCACGATATAGTGGTAGCCAATATCCCGCCACGGAGGGTTCTTGCTCATGTGCCAACGACGAATCTCGTTGACCTTATCTTGCGTCGGGTAGTCCAGCATCCAATCCCACCGTGTGGCAGAACAGTGCACGATGATCTCGTCAACAGGCCGCATCTGGCTACTCCTTTACAGGCTCCGTAATCACGCGCCCGTTCTCGTCGGTCCACGGGGTGTCGATCATGTGCTGGTCGTGGCGTTCGCCGATCACCAGCCACGACACGGTGTCTGCGACAGGCGACTGCGCCTCAATGGTCAGAATATTTCCATCGACGGTGCCGCGCACCGCAGTCCAGCCGGTTTCGTTGCTGGTGAAGCACTGGATGTTACCGTTGAGGGCCACGAAGGTGCCTTCGGTCATCCGCGCAGCCTCGTCGAGATTCACGGTCGCCTGACCATTCACCAGATCGACCCGCCCCCGGTAGATGTTGTCGGCCTGTGGAGCCTCGACAAAGCTATGGACGAGGTGGTGCGTGTCAGGCTTCAGCGGGTGGTCGATCCTGAACGAGCCGGAAGACTTGGACAAAGACCCATTGACGGTCAGCCCAGTGGAAGTCAACGTCGCCCGCGTCCCGGTGTCCACGACGAACCGCATCGTATTACCGGTGTGCTCATATTGAATACGCCCAACGTTCTCGTCTGCGTGATCGCCAAAGTTCAAGGTACTGTTGCTGCCCGCCGATGCGGCGATGGTGATAAAGCAATCTCCACCCCGTTCTACCAATAGTTCCGTGGCGCTGTTGGCTGCCCAAGACCTGCCGGAAGAACTTTCAACTATCTCCACCAGCGCACTGGGGTCGGAAGTACCAATGCCAAACTTACCAGCGCTGGTAATCCGCGCTTGGTTGCTGTTCGCCGCCCCGAAAATCAGGTTGCGGGTGGCGTTGTCGTAGCGCACCCAGCCGTCAGCGGTGTCATCGTCGTCACCGAAGAGGATACCCATCTCGCCATCGTTGGCCCCGTTGATCACGAGGTAGCTGGAGTTGCCGGTAGACTTGCCGCCGTCCCACGTCCAGAAGGTGGTGTTGTCGTATCCAGCAGGCTGGACCCACTGAAACACAGTCGTCGCATCGCCGCCAATGTGCAGATACTGGTGCGCGTTTGCTCCGAACTGAAGTTCATCATCCGCGTGGTCGTACCGAACAAACCCGCGATCAGCCGCGTCGCTGTCCGAGAAGTTGATGGTACTCGTGCTAGTGTTGTCCGACGAAACAATCTCCACTTCGCCGCCCCCAGAGGCTGGTGCGATCTGGGTAAGCCCACTAATAGTCGTAGCCGCCAGAGTAGTAGCACCCGTCACATCCAGCGTAGAAGTCGCCGTGATGCTGGTGAAATCAGTCGGCGCAAACTTGGTTACGTTCGCAGAGGCTCCGCCCCCATCAGCGTAGATTACCGCGCTAGACCCATTGGTAATAGTCGCAGTCGTACCAGACCCTTGGGTGAAGATGACCGATTCGCCAGAGCTATTGGTAACGAAATAGACCTTCTGCGCGTCGTTTGGCGAGATCGTGATCGTATGCGTACCAGACGGCGTACCGCCAAGAAGGAAGAGCTTGTACTGGCCGTCAGACAGTGCGCCGTCAGAAGTTGTCAGGGTAGACGAAGACCCCGTAAGCGACAGCGACTTCACGCCGTTGATAGCACGGTCGAACATGTCGTAGTTCAGGTTGACCGTATCGCCCCAAGTACCGGTCTGCTCGCCAGTACCGGGCTTTTCAATGCCAAGGTTCTGGGTGTAAGTACTGGGCATATCAGGAACTCCGAATACGAATGATGGCGTTGTCCGCGTCAGCGGTCGGGAAGTTGATCGTGAACGTCCCTGCCGTAACCCCCTTGGGTCCGCCGAAATCAAGCACGGCGACTGCGCGGTTGGCCTTGGTCGAGTTGTAGATCAGCGCGCCGTCCGCCGTGAACGTAGCCGAAGTCCACTGCGGGCTATTGGAGAACGTAGCGATGGCAGTCGTGCCACTCGACGTGGGGTCCACGTTGGTCAGGTTCACACCCCCCGCAGTATATCCGGTGCCGGTGACTTCATTCGTCGCACTATACGCAGTGGTCGCCGCGTTGAGCGTAGCTGTGCTCGTGTAGAGCGCAATCTTGAACGTGTCCCCAGCCGCAGTCAGATCATGAATACCCTGCAGGAGTTCCACCTTGAAAGACGTGCACAGGGTTTGCGTGATAGCCATCGTCTACCTCCCGAAGTCGTCTACGTAGATCGCCCGCCCAAGCCGCACGAGGTCTGCAAGCGCGGCATCATACGCAGCCTTGTAGGCACTCATAACATCTTGGTCACCTTTCATAAAGACATAGGCATGCAGCAGCGATCCATACAACAGGGCTGTCTCGGCGTTATCACCAAGCCAAGACGTGGAAGACGTAACGATGGAAACCGGGTCGTAATAGTATTCCAGCGTGATGGAGTAGTTGCTGTCAGGCGTAGGCCCAAGTATGAAATCCCCGGAGTCGGTTTCCGATCCGCCGCTGAACACGTCGCCGCTATAGACGCCGTAGAACTTCGGCACGCCCGTATCGGTCGTGGGGCTGGGGTAGGCTTCCCTAATGAACGTCGCGTCCTTCTGGCGCAGGATAACGTAATCCCCGGTACCATCCGCCACCGACATCGAAATCGGCGAAAGGAAATCGGACGGGCGCGCGTAGTAGGGGCTGCCGCTGGTAGCGGCATTGGTCACAACCTTGCGTAGTTCCGGTATACGCACCGCACGCAGGATGCCTTCCTCGGCCTGACGGACGAAGTCTGGGATATGCGTAAGGAACGTCGCCTCGTAGTTCTCGGCGAAGTCCTGAATGGCCGTGGAAAGCTCTGTGTAGTTCATTAGCCGCTACGGGTGTACTTCCCGCCCTTCTTGGCCGCACCGCAACCGCGAGCGACCATGCCGCCCTTGGCCATACCCTCTTCCTTGGCACGGCGCTTGGCCGACCGATTGCCGCTCATCACGGCAAGGGCTTCATCCCGGCTCTTCGGGCGGATGGATTTCTTCGGGGCTTGCGGCGAACCGAGAATCTCGGGACGCTTCTTCGGACGCTTGGTCTTGTCCATGATGTACCTCAATCAGCAGAAGATATGGGCAGGTCGTTTTCGTCTAGCAGGATTTCGTCGTTCTCGTCCATGATATAGTAGGAGACGGCGATCTGCACGTTTCCGGTAGAAGCTACCATGTATTGCGCCGAGTTCCAAACAGGGTTCCACCCAAACAAGGTGTCCCCCGGCTCTACATCCGGGCGCGGGTCTTTCAGCGGCCTCGGGTCTCCGGTTAGGATGCGCCCGACATAATTCTGCGGGTGGTCCGGGTCCAGCATATCCTTGCCGACACGAAGACCGGTCTTCACCCCGTTCTGGTACTCGTAAACAAGGTCGTTCAGCTTGTAACGGAAGCCCGACCTGTCACAGATACCCCATGCATGTTTGCCGCTGCTATAGCTCAAGACATCCTACCCGGGACAAGGTATAGCGATGCGCGCTCCCTGTCCTCCCCAGCAGCAAGATTGAACTGCGCTTCGTAGTCGGCCTTCAGCGTCGGCAGCATGGATGCGGCTTCCGGCGTCTTGGTACCAAGCTGATAGGCAAGCCCGGCGACGAGCGCGGGCACGAAGCGCGGCGGAATCTGCGACAGCGTATCGCCAATCCCAGATGCAAGTCCGTCAATCCCGACGAGACGATAGTAGAACAAGCTATAGGCTTCACGATCATCCGGCACGGGCCAAAGCGTAGCGGTAACCGACGAGGCCAGACGCTGTACGAAAATCTGCGTCGGCCTGCCCTGCATGTTCTTGTTGTACTGCTGCGCGTAGGTCGAGACGCTGATGCGGATCAGCATGCTGTCCCGCTGGTCTGTACCGGAGTCGATGCGCAGGTGGTGCTCAATGAGGTCGATGGTGTCAGCGGGCATGGTGTAGGTTGCCGTGCCAGCAGTAAGAGTCTGCACACCGCCTTCGATGGTGAACAGGTTCAGCCCCCGGTTAGCCCACTCAAGAAACAGCAGGTTCAGGCTGCGTCTGGCCGACCGCAGGTCGCTACCAGTCGTCATCCGACGCCCGATGCGTTCGAACGCTTCCTCGAATAGTTCAGGGATGTCGGGGACTACGGCAGCCATTACTTCTTACCCTTTTTCTTGTAGCCAGAAGCGTAGATGGCTTTCGCTTGCTTCTCTGCTTCCGCCTTCGTTGGGTAGACCTTACCAGATTTACCCCACTTCCAACCCCCTTTTACCTTATGCACTGGCATTTAGCTAGCTCCTAGCCATAAGGCCCGACGATCACGCTGTAAGTCGGGTCACCGTTGTAGGCGTCAATGAACGCCCGTGCATGATACACGTCGATGGACGTGTTGTTCTGGAGGTTGATGCCCCAAGAGTTATCGCCAGATGTCCTGCCAAGGCGCGGGATGCGGTACCAATTCCAATTCTCGGTGACCGTAACTTCAGCCCAGTCCAGACGTGGGTGGTACAGCCCGACATCGGCACTCAGACCAGTGCCGCCGCCTGCCGAGCGCATCCGCATCCAAACGTCGTTGTAGTAGACAGTCCCGGAGCCGAGCGACGAATAGAACTGCAAGATATACGAAAACCCGTTCATGTCGGTCAGCGTATAGGCCCCGGTTCCTCCGAACGGGTCCGCGACCCCGCTGGTGATCTGTATGCTTTCCGGCGAGTCC